AGGGATCAATCAGACTGTGTAAAGTGCGAGTCTATTGATGTGCGAAATAGCAGTCGTGAGTATCTTGAGCTGGTAGGTAAGGATAGGTACATGATTGCAGTGTGTTGCTGGTTAAGAGAACCAACCAGAATCGAAATGAAATCAATGCCTAGGCAAGAGCTAGTTATCGCCAATGCGATGTTAATAAAGAAAGAGACTGCAATACGCCATACTGCGAAATATCTTGAAAAATCAGGAATGCATAAGACACAAGCATTCGACATAGCAAGAATTTTCGGCGGACATAAAGCAGCACATCGCGAAGTGCATAAAGAGTGGGGGATAGCCGAAAGAGGTTATTATCGTGCATTGAATAAAGCCGAAGAAATAGTCGGAGCGGCTCTACTTGAAGCTGTTACACTTATTGGTAAAAGAATAAGGAAACATCCAAGTCGACAAATAAGGATGCCTTATTGATATGGTGTATCTATGAAACACAAATTAACAGCTAGACAGACAGCTTGGTGTGAAGAATATTTAGTTGATTTGAATGGAGCGCAAGCTGCAATCAGAGCTGGATATAGCAAACACACAGCTAAACAGATATCTTCGGAAAACTTAACTAAACCATACCTGATTGAAAAAATAGAAGAGTTAAAGGCAGCACGGTCAAAACGGGTTGAATTAAGTGCTGATGAAACGTTGAGACATTTGAATAGAGCGCTGAAATACAATGGCCAGTTAGTTGATTCAGAAAAGGCAGGCGCACCCGAAACAATTATCGAGCCAAACGCTTACAATAAAAATATAGAACTGGCTATGCGTCATAATGCTATGCTGACTGATAAGAGTATTGTGGACAGCACACATTCGTTTGATGTTGCTATGGATAAGATATTGGATGAGTAGATACACGCTAGTTATTCAGAAGTTGATGGATGATTTTGTCGTATTTGCTAAAAATTGCCTGTACATCAGGACTAAAGCAGGTGACATAAAGCCCTTAGAATTGAATAAGGCGCAGCTATACATCCACAAAAGGCTTGAAGAACAGAGATTAGCCACAGGAAAGGTGCGTGCGCTTCTATTAAAAGGCAGGCAGCAAGGCGCTTCAACATATACAGAAGCTAGATTTCTATGGCGAACGATGTTTAGCAACGGCCGCAGGTGCTTTATTCTGACTCACCAAAACGATGCAACTAAGAACCTTTTTAATATGGCGAAGCTGTATATAGACAAGTTGCCCAAGGAAATACAACCAGTCATTGGCACAGATTCATCTAATGAACTTGTTTTCACACATAGAAATGCAAGTTACAAAGTCGGTACAGCGGGAAATAAGGGAGTCGGTCGCTCTGAAACAATACAGCTGCTACACGGTTCAGAAGTAGCATTCTGGCGGCATGCAGATGAACACGCGAAAGGGATACTGCAAGCTGTGCCTGATGAGCTAAACACAGAAATCATCATGGAATCAACTGCAAATGGTGCGAACGGGTGGTTTTATCAGCAATGCCAAGCTGCAATGCGTGGTGAAGGCGAGTACATGCTGATATTTGTTCCGTGGTTTTGGCAAGAGGAGTATCGCTTCAAGTGCAATAAAGACTTTGCTCCAACGAATGAAGAATTGATGTTAATGAAGCTGTATGGCATAGATAAAGAGCAGCTTAATTTTAGACGCAATAAAATAGTGCAGCTTGGTTCTAATGGCGCTGATGGCAATCTAGCGTTTAAGCAAGAATATCCATGCACTCCAGAAGAAGCCTTCCTACAATCTGATGGGAACAGTCTTATTCCAGGCAATCTTATTCAGCGTGCTATGAAGTCGTCTCTAAAGGAAGGGTATGGAAAAATCATCATAGGTGTTGACCCTGCTAGATTTGGCGATGATCGAACCGCGATAACAATCAGGAAAGGTAGATTCATTATCAGAATAATGGTTAATCCAAAGATGGATCTAATGGCTCTTACGGGTGTTATCGTGCGTTTAATTAAGATGTATTCGCCCTTTTTAGTAAATATGGATAAAGGTGGGTTGGGCGTTGGTGTGCTGGATAGGCTGCATGAGCTTGGATACACTACTGTAAACGGTGTTGATTTCGGTGGTAGAGCATCACAAGCAGATAGATATTTCAATAAACGTGCAGAGATATGGGCTAAAATGAAACTTTGGCTTGATGATGAGCCGTGTATGTTACCGAGCCGCGATGATTTATTAAGCGACCTGACCGCCCCAAGGTATTCTTTCGATTCCAATGGCCGTTTAAAACTCGAATCAAAAGAAGATATGAAGAAACGTGGGTGTCGCTCACCCGACCTTGGTGACTCACTAGCACTGACATTTGCAGAAGAAGTATCGCTGTTTGAAGAAGATGAAGACCATGATATGGCTTATGCACCAACAGACTCAAGAATAGGCATCTAAAAATTAAGGAGTAAATAATGGCTAAGAAAACAAACAACGCGGCAGCCCGTGAATTAAAAGAATCTATCAGAGATGGGCATAACATGATTACCAATGCGTTATCGGCTGATGAAGAGGTTATGATACTAACCAGAGATGCGGAAGGCATGAGCGATATAGCTGTATCTGGTGAATTACCCGTCCTTGTCGTTGCAGCGGTTCAGCATGCTCTAATTGCTGGGTCGGAAGAGCATAATAAAGCGATGGCTAGCTTAATCAGCCTTGCGTTCAAGAATCATGCAGACGAACAAACGCTTAAGGCGGCAGCGAACTAGGCAAATAAAATAGACTGTTTGCTATAGTTAGCTAAAGCTTATTTATCAGAGGTGGATATGCACGATATGGAAGAATGTAATACTGACATAGAAGAAGAAGTGCAAAAGCTTCAAGAGTTAGAGCGTATTGATCGCGTACAGGTGTTTGGCTCACGTATTAACAGACTTGCAAACGAGGCTGTGACTAAACGAAGTGTATTAGAAACCCGATGGCTTTCAGATTTAAGGCAGCATGAAGGGCAATATAACGCAATAACCGAGCAATCCCTTGCTGATGACCCGACTAAATCAGCAGTGTTTGGAAATATCACTCGTCGCAGTGTAAATGCAGCAGAGGCACGCATTATTGATATGCTGTTTCCAACTGATGATAAAAACTGGGGCTTAACAAACACGCCAGTACCTGAAATGTCGCAGCAGCGAAAAGAGGCAGAGCTATCAAACGATATAGGCCAAGCTGCCGAGATTGACTCAATACTTGAGCAAGCTGAAAAGGCAGCGGAGGGCATGGAACGTGAGATTGACGACCAGCTTGGTGAGGCTGACTACAATGGTAAGGCACGTAACCTTATTCATGATATGTGCCTGTATGGTACTGGCATTATTAAAGCACCCGTGGTTATCGGACGAACGAAAAAAATCTGGAAACAAGTTACCGACAGTATGGGTAATGAAGTTAGCGTGTTGGATTTGCAGGATTCACATGCTCCAACAGTTCAGCATGTTTCTATTTGGAATTACTTTCCTGACCCGAACGCTTTAACGCAAGAGGATTGCGAGTACGAACTTGAACGTCATTACATGACACGTAGATCATTAGCAAAGTTGCTCAAAGCGCCTGGGTTCTTCCATAATGAGATTAAACAATTACTCACATCCGAACCAAACCGCACAATAAATGATAATGGGCGCTTAGCGCAGATGCGTGCTATATCAGGATTAGAATCAGCAAATTATCTTGAAAATAGGTATGAGGTTTGGGAGTACACTGGCGCTGTTATACGCAGTGAGCTGGAAGATTTGGGTGTAGAACTGGATGATGATACAACACCAGAATTTGATTGCGTTGTGTTCGTTTGTAATAACCGCGTCATTAAAGCAACGCTTAATCCGCTTGAAACGTCTGACCATCCTTATTGTGCTGTGCCGTATGAGAAAGATGAGTCAAGCATCTTTGGCAAAGGTATTCCGTTCTTAATGCGTGACTCGCAAGGCATCCTATCCGCTGGCTGGCGTACGTTAATGGAAAATATGGGTATATCGTCAGGTGATCAGATAGTTGTCGATAAAAAGATTATAAGGCCAGCAGACGGAAAATGGAAGGTTACGCCTCGCAAGATATGGTATAAAAACGACCCTAACGCACCCATGAACGCAGCATTCGCCACGTTCGCTATACCTAGCCGCCAAGTCGAGTTAATGAACATTATTGATGCTGCCATGAAGATGGCTGATGAGGAAACCAACATGCCTCGCTTGATGTACGGTGAAAGCGCTGGTGCATCAGCACAAACGATGGGCGGGATGGCTATGCAGATGAACTCTGCAAATGTTGTATTACGCAGGGCAATCAAAAACTATGATGACAATATCACTAGGCCGATGATTCGCAGGTTTTACGATTTCAATATGCAGTTCAATCCTAAAGATGAAATTAAAGGTGATTTCAGTGTTAAGGCGCGAGGATCTTCTGCATTGCTTGTTAAAGAGCAGCAAGCACAATCACTAATGCAGCTTATGAGTATATCAGGTCAGCCTGGTTATGCAGAAATCACTAAGCGTAAAGACCTGTATCGCAAGGTTGTGCAAGCAATGCACTTGGACGCTGACGACATTATTATGAGTGATGATGAAATTGCTGCTATGGAGCAGAGTGGTAGCGAGAATCCACCGCAAGACCCCGCAGTAATGAAAGCCCAGATGGATGGGCAACTGGCTCAAATGAAGTTTGAGAACGAGCGAGTGATGTTACAAATGAAGTTAGAGTCCGAACAATCGCGTGAAGCAGTGCGTATGCAGGATAATCAACAAGAGCGTCAAGAACGGATGATGGAAATGCAGCTAGAGCGTGAAATTACCATCGCTAAATTATCTGCCGAGCATAATCTATCTATTGAAAAGATAGATGCCGATTTAACCAAGGCACGCGAGAAGCATGCAGCAGATTGGAAGTTATTTATCAGCGAAGTAGAGGTTAAATCACAATTAGGGAGTGGAATATAGTGGTAGATAATAAGCAATTGGCAAAAATACATAAGGAATTGTTATGATAAACACAAGTTCTGAAACTTGGCGTTATATTAAAAAACACCTTGAGGTAGGGATTGAGGATAATCGCAGACAATTAGAGTCTGCTTTATGTCCAGTTGATGCAGCGAACATACTGCGTGGACGCATCATGGCAGCGAATGATTTGCTTGAACTGCCAAACGCCGACTTGGAATAGTCCGCAACAATACAGCCGCCGCGTTGGGAAACGCCGCAGGAGAAAAGAATGACAGATAAAGTCATGGAACAAGATGATAAGGAATTTTCAGATGCGTTTGCAGAATTTTCCAGTGAAAAAGAACTAGGTGATGAGCCTAGTAATATCAGCTTCGAGAACAGCGGTGAGCCAGTTGGAGCGGGTACTTATAGTGAAACGCAGGAATTAGAAGCAACCAATGCAGCACCAGAATCAGTTGACTGGGAAGAAAAGGCGAAAGCTTTGGAAACCGAGTCTAATGACTGGAAACATCGGTTTCAAAGTGATGCAGGGCGCGTAGGTGCTTTGCAACGAAAGATTAACTTATTGGAATCTAATGCAGCTTCCAGCGAGTTAGCAAACCAGCCGTCCGATATGACCGCTAATAGTAATGATTCTCCGCCTGATCTGGCTGAGTTCAAAGAAGATTACCCTGAAATTCATAGGGGAGTCGAAAGTTATATGGAGTCAGAGCTTGAACGCCGCACCGCCAAAATAAAATCTGATCTGGAACAGCAATTAGTGCCAGTTAGTCAAATGATTGAACAGCAAGAAACAGCCGCACAAGTAGCCGCTCTTGAGCATAATCATCCAGACTGGCAACAACTTGCTAATGATGAAGCCTTCCAGGGATGGGTTGTAAACCAACCTGAACAAATTCAGAGCATGGCTGACAGCATTTCTGCAAATGACGTTTCGTATGTTCTTTCAACTTATAAAACTCAACACAACGCGCCCGTCCAAACATCGGTTGATGGTATTGCGCAGAAACGAGAAAGGCGATTAAGAGACTCCACAGCAATCGCAAGTCGAGGTACAGCAGCAACAACTCCACTTGCAGAAGATGATTTCTCATCAAATTTCAAATACTTCGCAGACAAAATGGGCAAAAACTAAACTAGGAGCTTTACTATGGCACTAACAACTTACGCGGGTTTATCCCAACGTACAAACGCATGGGCAGCAGCAACAATGCTTTCTCATGCCGAACCAATCTTGGTTCTATCAAAATTTGGACAATCTAAACCATTGCCAAAAAACAAGGCTGATACGGTAAAATTTCGCCGTCCTAACCCTTTCGCTATTTCAACTGTTCCGTTGACCGAGGGTGTCACACCAACATCACAAGCTATGGCTTATACTGACGTTACAGTTTCATTAGCACAGTATGGTGCTGCAATTGAAATTACCGATAAGGTAAATGATTTGCAGGAAGATCCAGTGTTGAAAGATGCTTCTATGCTATCAGGTGAGCAAGCAGCTGAAACGCTTGAACTTGTAACGTGGGGCGCTTGTAAAGCTGGTACAAATGTCGGTTATACCAATGGTGTATTGCGCACAGCCGTAAATACAGCTTTAACATTAGGCGCTGTTCGAGCTGGTGTACGCTCATTGCAAGCAAACCGTGGTCGTTTTATCACACAGATGCTTAATGCGACTCCAAACTATGGCACGACTCCTATTGAAGGTGGTTATATTGCTTTCGGTCATACTGATTTGGAACAGGATATTCGTGGCTTAGCTGGCTTTACTCCAGTGGCATTGTATGGCTCACGCCAACCATTGTGTCCACAGGAAATCGGTTCAGTTGAAAACGTCCGCTTCATCTTGTCGCCTGTCTTGGCAGCTTTTGCTAATGCTGGTGGTTTAGCAGGC